CATCGGGCGGAACCGCTGCACGAGCCCTCGCGTTCTATCGCACGCAAGAGATTGACGTACGCAGTCTCTACCTGAACGGCAATCAGTTGGTTGGCCAAACAGGCATCTATCTTGACGGCACGGGCAATTACTCCGGTGGAACCTTTGACTCGGACACTCTCAATGGCTTTGGCACCGGCGTCTACATGACGGGCCACCTCTCCGGTTCCGTCGTCGGCGATTTCGCCAACGCCAGCACGTTCACGCGCCTCCACATCGTGTGCGCCACAAGCAGCGGCAATAACATTGCTGGCACCTATGGCGTGAACGTGGTGGCCGGAGACGGCAATACGTGGAACGGCGGAGACGTAGAGAACTGCTCAACCATGTTGCACCTCGGAGCTAATGCGATCAATAACACCTTGATTGGTCTGCGCAATGAGAACAGCAACTATCAGGTCATCGCCGACTCCGGCAGCCAGTACAACATCTGGCTCACGGGCGGGACAATGTTCACCGGCCAACTCACCGACAACGGCACGCATAATAGTTTTCAGGACGCCTTTCATCGCGGCTCGAACCAACTCAATGGCGACATCTGGCGCACCCAGGCAGATCAGACCGTAACTGACACGATATACACCGGCCTCGGACTTGGTCATGTGCGCGGCCACACGTGGGAGATGGTCACTGACGTTCCCGGCTCAGCGGGCAACTACGAGAACGCCTGGTCATGGGGCGCGGGAGATGGAACCGGAGGTGTGCAGTCTTGGACGATCCTCGACATGTTGAATAACGTTCCACGCTTCGGCGCGGACCAAAACACCACGGCAGGCGGCAACGATGCCAGCTACATGAACGCAGCAGGGACCGGCGCGGTGTGCGTCCAATGCTCCGCTCACTCAGGCACAGGCGGGTTTGTGATTGGCAGCGGCGGCGCGTCACCTTCCACCGTCGCCCAGGTGGACAGCAGCGGCAACATCTCGCTTCTCGGGCAACTCAACTTTTACAGCGGTAGCACTGAGACGTGGCAGTTTGAATGCAACAGTCTCTCCGCTTGCCAGCTCCAAAATTCCAATGCAACTCATCCGATGGCCCCGCTCATTTTCTACACGAACGGCGGCTCGGAGATTGATAGCCAGGGTAGCTCCGCTGTGGTGGTCAACAATCACTCCACGGCAGGCACGGGCGGATTCATCGTTTACGAGGGCGGAGCGAATTACAACACGCAAGCATTCACCGTGGATGGCAGCGGCAACGCCACGATGGCAAAGAACGCCGTTATTACCAATCATCTCAATCAGGCTGCAATCGGTGATTTCGCCGGCACATGCGTGATGTCGAGTGCGGCATCTTGCACGTTCAGCATCAATAACTCATACGGCTCCACGCCCCTCTGCTTTGCCAATGTGCAGAATTCGACGGCGCTCTCCGGGAGTTGTGTTCTCAGCGGGACCACGGTCACCATCTACGCCTCGTCTAGCAACTCAAATACTTGGGGCGCTCTCCTGATCGGCAGACCGAATTAAGTCTCGCAACGCCCGTAAATGGCCCGGATTTCCATATCCGGGCCATTGTTGTTTTAGGGGTGAGCGATGCAACTGAGTGCGGCTGGAATGGAGCTATTGAAACGATCTGAAGGCTTCCGTGGCAGCACGTACCTGGACGTGGCTGGGTTCCCCACCATCGGCTACGGCCACCGGCTACTGCATCCCGAGTCATTTCCGAAAGAGATAACTGAGCCGCAAGCCTCCGAGCTACTCGCCAGCGACGTGCGCGATGCAGAACAGGCCGTCGAGCGCCTTGTGAAGGTTTCACTCACTCAGGGCCAGTTCGATGCGCTGGTTGATTTTGTCTTCAATCTTGGCGTGGGGCGGCTGACATCTTCAACACTGCTCAAAGACGTGAACGCCGGGCAATTAGATGCGGCGGCGCTTCAGCTCTTGCAGTGGGATCACGCCGGCGGAAAAGAATATGCGCCGCTCAAAACCCGTCGCGCGGCGGAGTACGAACTTTGGACCGGACACAGCCCGGCCAGATAACAACCTCAACCATCAACCGGCCAACGGGCCACAGAAAGGTTATTCGCATGGGCAATGTTTTTAAGACCATCGGGCACGACATCAAGGTCGGCGCCGAGGATGTGGGCAAGGGTGTGGAAAAGGGCGTGGAGTTTGCCATCGTTCACCCTATCGAGTTTTGCGTCAAGGCCGAGGCGGTCCTGGCCTCTGCGGTGAAGGATTCACCGGAAGTCAAGACGGCCGTGCTGAATCTGGTGAAACAGGCCACCGGCGTGATCAGCGACATTGCCGTCGATGTTGCCGACAAGGGCGTCAATCTGACGGAGGACGCCAAGACACTCTCCGATGCCGAGGCGTTCTTCACTTACTTCAAGAGCACGTTCATTCCGCTCGTGGAGTCCCTGTATGCCGAGGTCAAGGCGGACGTGGAGTAAGTTAGCATCACTCACCAAAGGCCCCGCTAACTCGCGGGGCCTTTGCATTTAGTGGCACTGTGAAGTTAGAGGAAATAGCCTTGTCGCCTGTTGAGTCTGCACAAATAACCAACCTAGCCAACGAATTGCGCGAGTTCCGTTCTGAGTTCCGCGTTGTCAAAACAAAGCTCTTTGGCGATGACGAGACGGAAGATGCACAGGGCCGCATCCCGCGCCTTGAGGCGGCTATCGCGGATCAGGGCAAACGGATCAACACCCTCGAAGCTGTGAAACAGCGGAGAGTGGGCGCGTGGGGGATGATTGTGCGAATTTCCGCCGTCGTAACTGTGAGTGCCGATCTGCTCTATCACATCTTTGAAATCGTGAGGCATTGATGCCAACCAAGCCGATACCTGTAAGCACACAGCGGAAGATTGTCGAGCTGGCCGGCAAGGGCCTTTCAGATCGAGCCATCGGCGCAAAGCTCAACCTGCACAATACGACCGTCCTCAAGTATCGCCAGAGCGGAGCGCGTGAGCCGGTTGCGCCCACTTCACAGATGATCGACAACGGTATCCGGCAGTCTTTACGACAAGAGCCGATGACTCTCGCCGAACTTGGCTTAGAGATGGGCATCTCTCAGAGCGCCGCCCGCGCCTCTATCAAGCGAATGCAGGATCGAGGCGTGCTGATCGTTGAACGCCCCGGCGCGGTCTATGACATGGCCTCGACCATCAACATTGTTCCCGGCCGGTTTGAAATCAAGGCCAAGCCAGGTGAAGAGCAGGTCTTCGGCGTCACCTCTGACAATCACCTGTGCAGCAAGTATGCGCGGCTAGACGTGCTCAATGCGGCCTACGATCACTTTGAGCGCCGTGGTATCCGTCACGTCTTCAACGCCGGCAACTGGATCGACGGCGAGGCTCGCTTCAATAAGACGGAGTTGTTGACCGCGCCCGGCATGGACAATCAGCTTGACTACCTGATTGACAAGTTCCCCGTGCGCAATGGCATCACCACGCATTTCATTGCCGGTGACGATCACGAGGGATGGTATGCCCAGCGCGAGGGTATCGAGATTGGCCGCTACCTGGAGAATCGCGCCAAGGACGCCGGCCGCACCGATCTGCACTACCTCGGCTATGCGGAGTCCGACGTTGCTCTGCGATGCGGCTCCGGGGCCGCCGTGGCCCGCGTGGTGCATCCCGGCGGTGGCAGCGCCTATGCCACAAGCTACGCCGCTCAAAAGCTCGTAGAAAGCTACCAGGGCGGCGAGAAACCGCAAGTCCTCATCATTGGCCACTACCACAAGTTTGAGCACGGATTCCCGCGCGAGGTGCATTGCGTACAGGCCGGATGCACTGAGGATCAGAGCCTTTTCATGCGCAAGAAAAAGATTGCCGCGCACGTGGGCTTTCTAGAGTTGCGCATCAAGCAAGACTCCGCCGGCATTATCACGCGCTTTGGCGTCGAATGGTTCCCATTCTTTGACCGGGGTTACTACGAACGGCGGTACAAGTAGGAACTTCGATTGTGTATCGTACGATCCAAAAACCACAAGGGGAGAACATGAGCAAAGCTGTGTTTGAGGACGGGTCTACCCGTTCCGTCTTGAATGAGCGGTATGACCTGATCCCGAAAGAAGCGATTGCCGCGCTGGCGCGTCGGCTGGCGCTGGGAGCCAAGAACCACGGTGAAAACAATTGGCGCGTGGGCGGCGTCGAGTTCCGCAAGGCCACCATCAATCACCTGATGAAGCACTTGCTTGACTACATCGAGCACGGCAACGCCAACGATGACAACACCGCAGCAATCATCTGTAACGCCGCGTTCCTGTGCCACTTCGAGGCCAAGGACCCGTTTGCGGGCTGCGATCCATCGGAAGAGACGCCCGCGCCGCCACCGAACAGGAGACAGCGCGGGCGTTAGATCAGGCTGATTTGCGCAACATGCGCGGCCCAGGTTTAATGCGGTCCTTTGCGTTGGGTTCAATAGCCATCACTGCGGCGTATTTGGTTTCGCGGCGGTGATGGCTATAATACTGCATCATTTGCTCCGTCACGTGGCCGGCAATGGCCCGCACCGTCTCCGGCTCCACGCCATTTTCTAAAAGGCGCGTAATGCACTGATGCCGGAGGTCGTGCGGGTTGAGATGAATGAAGCCCGTGGCTTTGCGTAATTTATCCCAACTCTTACGCAGAAACCACCGCGTTGCCGGCCGCGACGGATCATATTTGGCGCTTCCCACAGATGCTCGCTCACCTTTCTTCACCCGGTTGAGGCGAAAGGGAAACAAGTAGTGCTCTGGATTCGTCGAGCCAATCGCCAGCGCCCGTTTATAGCACTGCTCAACTGCCCACCGCGCCGTGCGGTTCAGCGCAATCTTGCGGGGCCGCGAGTTGTTTTTGACGGCATCTTCCGGGATGTAGATCTCGGAGATGTCTTTGCTGTCCCGTAGAAAGATGTTCTTGAGACGTAAGCCGCGCAACTCACATCCGGCTGCTGTTGTGTTGTTCGTGATGCACGCGACCCAGTAGGCAAGCGCGGCCTCGGGATGGCTTGCCGCCTTGCTGAATAAATCCTCTTCATCCTCTTCTGACAAAATGTCGCGCGGGCTCCACTTCGGAATGCCCTCCGGCGAATAGTAGGGCTGGATTTTCTCCCACAATTTGCAGTGCTTGAGGATTTGGCCCAGCGCGGAGATTTCGTGGTTGATGATTGAATGTCCAGCCGCGCGCTTCCATGGATGCCGCTCACCGCCGTTGATAGAAATGCTGTTGGTGGCCCGCGCGATCTGATAGGCGCGCAAATGACCTGGGGTAATGTCGCAAAGCCGGATGGCGCCGAAGAATTTCTCCAGTGCGTCGATATACCCTTGATTGGATTCATGGGTGCGGGGCTTGAGGTTCCGCCGTTGCCGCCGAATCTCCATCCAAAGAGCGGATGCCTGACTGAAAGGCAACCGGGAAAAATCAGAATCGATCTGAATTAAAAGCAAATTAGCCTCGATACACGCAGGACAGTTATGATGGTCGGCGGTGTGCTGCGACTTGTCTTTGCGGGTCTGCGCACCGTCCGCTGCATACTTCGTTGACTTGTGCTGTGAAATGTGTCCCATTTTAGGCCACCCCCTGCATCGTTCCAATGTGACCAAATGCACAGAGGTTAGTCGCAAATGTACATTTGCGACGCCCGCGCGTGCATGGAGGCGCTACTAGGATGTTTTCATGGGAGTTACGAGGATTAACCTGGGGCTGGCGATGCCCATGCTGAAAGACTTGGACAGGCTGGCGGCCCGGTATGGGTTCGACCGAACGAACGCGATACGTTACTGCATTAGGGCCACCTGCGATTCCGAACTGAAACCCCAGGAAGAAACCCGAAGAGACCCGAAGAAACCGGCATGAAACTATCACAATACCCTGTGCTCCCCGTCACATACACGTACGGCAGGATAGGCCACTCTGAATACAGAAAACGGGTGCAAGCCCGCTTCAGTACAAGCAGTTGGACCAAAATTCAGAGTGTATTGCCAAGAGGCGCAGTCGGTGTTTAGAGCACCGGCTGAATCGGACTATACCCCCGGCCTTCTAAGCCGGGGGTTTCGGGTTCGATCCCCGACTCGCCTACCATTCAGGATCAATATTTTAGACATGCCCTGCATC